TACATATTTCTGAATATGAACCTAAGTCTCCTCAATTAGAATTAAAGGTAACTGGGGGAGATCCTCAAGCTTTACAACATCCTCGAACAGCACGAACTGAATTTGCTACGTGTACCTTATTAGGGGGTAATCCTTTTTTTACTACAACAGCTGGAACTTCCGTTATTAGGGTTTATGAACCTGGCCACACACGAACTTTAGGAAGTACTTATCGTTTTTATGGACCTACTATGGTAGCTCCAGGAACAGGAACGACTACAAATCCGGTTGCTCAATATGCTGATTGCCACGATGTGGATGGAATAAAAGGATCAGAAATTTGTAGAGCGGCTGGGCATGTAATTTCACAATATGGAACTAAATATAACGAAACTTATAATTATTATCAGTTTACAGTTAGCTCTGGAACTGCTACAAAAGGAAATACTCGTGGAGGAGGTGGCTCGATCTCAATAGGACCGGTCACATTACAAGCATAATGGCACAATTTACATACTCAACATTAACAACAGCGATTTTAAATTTTAGTGAAACCGATACTTCGGTTTTAAGTTCCACGATTACTGATCAATTAATTGCTAATGCTGAAGAAAGAATCTTCAGAGATGTTAATATTGATGCTAATAGATTTTATTTTCAAGCTACAGCAAACAGCGGGCAAGGAACTTATAATGCTCCTTCAGGATGTTTGATTATTCGAGCTATTAAAATGACCGATAGTTCTAACAACATGTGGTATTTACAAAAAGTAGATCAAACGATGTTAGATGAATATACTCAAGATGAAACTAATAATACTGGAAAACCTCTTTATTGGGCTAATTATGATGGAGGAGATGGATCTGGATCCGGCTATTATAAAATAGGACCTTCTCCTGATGCGGCTTACACTATTGAAGTTGAGTTCTTAAAAATGCCTACAGGCTTAAGTTCAGGAAATACTACTACTTATATTAGTCAAAGGTTCGGAAATGGCCTTCTTTATGCTTCTCTGGTAGAGGCTTTTGGATATCTAAAAGGACCAATGGATATGTTGACATATTATGAAAACCGATATAAACAGGAGATAGATAAATTCGGTCTTGAACAAATTGGAAGACGAAGAAGAGGAGACTACACGAGCGGTACTATCCGTATTCCTCTTAACACTCCTTCAACTACTGATTCGGGTTTAACTAAATAGGAGATTTATGGCTATAACAACAAGTGCAGTTTGTAACTCATTTAAAACACAGATCTTAGAAGGCGAACACGACTTTGGGGTCAGTACAGATGTTTTTAAAATTGCAATGTACATCAGTACAGCGACTCTTGGCAAATCTACAACAGATTATTTAACAGCTGGAGAAACTTCTGGAACTAATTATACTGCTGGTGGAAAAAAATTAGCAGTAGCGAGTCAATTAGTAACTTTAGAAAGTGACACAGCATGTGTTGATTTTGCTAATGTATCCTGGCAGACTGCCACAATAACAGCTAGAGGAGCTTTAATTTATAATACTTCTTCTTCAGATAAAGCTGTTTGTGTTTTAGATTTTGGTGGAGATAAAACTTCAACTGCAGGCACATTCACAATTCAATTCCCAGCACCTACAAGTACGCAGGCGATTCTAAGAATAGCTTAAGGAGGTAAGCTCCGATGGCTATAAACACTTGGAACCAAGCCGATACAACCTGGGGCCAAAACGCCTGGGGACAACAAGCTGATGTTAATCTAGAATTAACCGGTCTTTCATTAACTTCTTCTTTAGGAGAAGTCACAGCATTTCATAATTCAGGATGGGGTCGTCTCACTTGGGGCGAATACGAATGGGGTGTTGATTATCTTAACGCTTCCGTTGATGTTAGTGGATTAGGATTAACAAGTTCTTTAGGAGATGAAACAGCAGAAGGAACCATTGAAAAAGGATGGGGCCGAGGCTCTTGGGGTAATAGAGCTTGGGGAGATGCTTATTCAGTTCTTCCGACAGGACAAGCCCTTACCGCTTCAGTAGGAGATGTAGGAATTGTTGCTGATTCAGTTCATGAATTAGTTACAGGAGTGAGTCTAACTGCTTCAGTAGGATCTATAAAAGGAACGTACGCCGTTACTCCAGCGGGGGTTTCTTCTACTATTTCTGTAGGCACACCAATCGTTGAAGAAAGTATTGTTGAATCCGTAACGGGTCAATCTTTAACTACAACAATTGGAATCACTTACGTTATTGGTCCAGCCACGGCTGAGGTTACAGGCTTTGGTTTAACTGCTTCTTTAGGAGATGAAACCGCTTATACGGACGTAACCATTGATTTAACTGGCTTTGGTTTAACGCTTTCTTTAGGTACAGTTAAACAAAATACTATATATGGTGTCAGCGGATTAGGGTTGACATCAAGCATAGGTAGTGTAAGTATTGTTTCAGAAGCCATTGTTAAGCCTACGGGGGTTGAATTAACGGCCTCTGCGAATGCCACAGCGTTTGCGTATTCGCCGGTTGACAAGGGATCAAGTGTGACTTATAGTGAAGTATCTAAAGGTACCACTGTAACTTATACCGAGATAGATAAAACAGCGGCCTAGGAGAATAAAATATGCCTTCAACGTATACGAATTTAGGAATTCAGAAAATGGCTACCGGTGAAAAAGCCGGTACATGGGGTACGTTAACTAATACTAACTGGGATATTATTGAACAGATTGGTTGTCAGTACACAACTCAAGCTCTTACGAGTGGTGGAACAGTTACCCTAACAAAAAATGATGGTACTACAGGTGCCACTCTTGCAACAAGAATTTGGAAATTAACAGGAGCAATCTCTGGAAATGCGATTGTTACTGTACCCGACAGTATTGAAAACTGGTGGTTAGTTTATAATGCAGAATCAAATGGTACTCATACCGTTCAAGTTAAAACAGTTTCAGGAAGTGGAGTGACATGGACTGCAGGTTTAAATACATGGAAATTGCTTTATGCAGATGGAACCGATGTGGCAGAAATTCCTTTAGGAAGTCCCGCAGGTTCTACGACACAAATTCAATATAATAATGCAGGATCCTTTGGTGGAGATGCAAATCTAACTTGGGTTGCTGCAGATGGTCTAAATATTGGATCACAGAAAGAATTACGATTACAAGACACTACAGGAGGAGAGTACATTGGAATGAAAGCAGCAGGAACTACGTCATCTTATACTTTAACGATGCCAGCAGCCGTTGCTACAGCCAATGATCAAATATTAACATCAACAACAGGGGGTGTTTTATCATGGGTGGACAACTCAGGTGGAACATCATGGCAAGCAGTTATTACAGCAGACCCATCTACTGCAACAGCAGGAAATGGATATTTCTGTGATACTTCGTCCGCAGCATTTACAGTGACATTGCCCGCATCACCTTCGTTAGGGGATGAAGTAACGCTGGTTGATTATGCTGGAACATTTGATTCTAACAATCTAACTGTCGGTCGTAATTCAGAAAAAATTCAAGGCACAGCTGCAGATTTAACAGTCGCTGTTGAAAATGCTGGTCTCACTCTTGTTTATTCAGGATCTACATACGGTTGGCTATTGAAGGATAAATAATCCTCATGGCTAATTATAAAGATATTAAAGGATTTAACGTACAAAACATCGATGGTGATCCACCTAATCCAATCGTCGGCGATATGTATTATAATACTGCCGCAGGACAATTTAAAGTTGTTAAAGCAGGAGGGGCTCCGATTGGAGCATGGGCTTCTGGTGGAAGTTTAACTACAGCAAGAACCGGACTCTCTGGTTCAGGAACTCAAACGGCCGCTTTAGGAGCTGGTGGTTATACTACTACAACAGTCAATAATGTAGAAACTTATAATGGAACTGCTTGGACAGAAATAACAGAGATTAATACCTCAAGAAGAAATCAAGGACAAACAGGATCTACAACAGCAGCTATTATCTTTGGAGGAAGAGAACCTACCTTATCTAATAAAACAGAATCGTGGAATGGTACGTCGTGGACGGAAGTAAATGAATTAAATACTGCAACTCGACAGATGGGTAATTTTGGATCTAGTACGGCAGCATTATGTGTAAACGGAGTTCCATATCCAACTGCTGCAGTTCAATCTTGGAATGGAGCTTCTTGGACTGAAATAGGTGAAAATAGCACAGTTAGACAAACCATGGCGGCATCAAATGCGTCCCCTAGTACTGATGCTGTAATTTTTGGAGGGGCTAACCCTAGTATAACTGGAGCAACAGAAACATATAATGGATCTTCATGGTCTGAAGTAAGTGAGTTAAATACGGCTCGAGACAATTTAGGAGGAGCGGGAAGCTCTAAAAGTAATGCTTTAGCTTTTGCTGGAGAAAGTGCAGCTCCGGCTGTAGTCGCTCTTACGGAATCTTGGAATGGATCAAGCTGGACAGAAGTCGCTGATCTTGCAACGGCAAAAACCCAAACTGCAGGAGCAGGTGCAAGTAGTTTATCTGCTTTAAATTTTGGAGGGCATGCCGGTCCCCCAACTAATCTTTCTTCAACAGAAGCATGGACAGCGGCAGATTATTCCATTAAAACAATGACAACGAGTTAACAATGATTTATAAAATAAGAAAAGGAGGAAACAACTATGGCGTATAAATACTGTACAGCGACGAACTGGGGAAAGAACTTCTTCACTCACGAAGAGAGAAGACACTTCTACCTTAGAGGTCATCCTGGCGAAGTATGGGTTGTAGGTGACAATCATCATGGTGATGAGTGGATCGGCAAAGTAGATGGTGCTATCAAGACTAAAGCTGAAGCACAAGCTATTGTCGATTCTGAAATCGAAGCAGGACAAACGGCTTACGATGCATTATCTGCTGAAGAAAAAGGCCGACAATCTAGACCCGTTAAATATAATCTGCCATAGGAGTCCTTTATGGCAAATTACAAAGATATAAAAGGCTACACTGTTCAAACCTTGAGCAGTGATCCTGCTGCGTCTATAGGAGCTACGGGAACTTGGGCCTCTACACCAAATATAAATACTGGTCGAGTGGAACTTTTTGGAACAGGACCTGGAACTGCCGGGATGGTTGTTAATGGAACACCGGATGGTAGTGATGGAGCTCAAGTTTATGATTGCGAAGTCTATAATGGTAGTTCATGGTCAGAAGTTAGTGATACGGACCAACGAAGACAAGATGGCGCAAGCGCAGGAGTAACTACATCTGCATTAGTGACAGCAGGTTATACAACCTCTCCTAGAGGAAATAGTGCCTTCACTGAAACTTTTAATGGAACCAGTTGGACAGAAGAAACAAATATAGGTAATGCAGCTCAAGGCCGAAGAGGTTTGGGGGCTTCAGCAAATGCTGCTCTTATCGTTTCTGCCGCACCTTCTGACACTTGCGAATTATGGAATGGAAGTTCTTGGTCAGAAAAGAATGAGCAAAATACAGCACGAAGTGGTCAAGGAACATTTGGAACGACTACAGCAGGAATAGGTGCAGGAGGGACCCCCTATCAAGCTCTTGTTGAATCTTTTAATGGGACTTCTTGGACAGAAGTGAACGAGTTGAATACAGCTAGACAATATCTATCAGGAGGAGGAACTCAAACCTCTGGTTTAGTTTTTGGAGGAACTGAACCTCCTAATTCAGCTAAAACAGAAATTTTTGACGGAACAAGCTGGACAGAAGTAGGAGATTTAGGCACAGCAAGATATTATGGAGCAGGGGGAGGAACTCAAACTTCGTCAATTTTTGCCGGCGGAGCTCCGGTTTCACCATCGGCTATAAAATCATCATCAGAAGAATGGTCAACGGCTTCATCACTTACAAAAATAGAGGCAGGACAAGTTTATTATAATTCAACATCAGACGCTTTTAAAGTTTCAGCAAAAAGTATTCCCGGAGGAGCATGGGCTTCAGGTGCAGATATAAACACAGCAAGACACTCTCAATCAGGAGGCGGAACTTCAACAAGTTCAATTATAATTATGGGGGGTCAATTGCCTGGCACTGCTACGGACGCAAGTGAAACTTATAATGGTACGTCTTGGACAGAAGTTAATGAGTTAAACACAGCAAGAACAGAGGCAAGTAGAGGATTATCCGGAACGGAAACTTCTGCAATGATTGCAGGGTCCTCTCCAGCTTGGCCACCAAACACTGCAGTAGAGTCTTGGAATGGTTCAAATTGGACTGAAACAACAGAAATTAATACAGGGAGATATAATTCTAGTTGCGCAATCCCTAGTAATACATCGGCTCTAATATTTGGAGGAGAAATTCCTGGACCAGGTTATCAATCAATAACTGAAAAATGGAATGGATCAAGTTGGTCAGAAGAGTCAGATTTAAACACAACTAGAAATAATAGTGGAGGAATGGGAACGATAACTGCAGCAATATGTATAGGAGGTCAAGGACCAAGTACTCCCTGGAATCAAGTAGAACTTTATAATGGGACTTCTTGGACAGAAACAACAGAAATGAATGCAAGTAAAAGAGCGATGACTTCGGCAGGTCTTCAAACGGACGCTTTAGTTGGGGGTGGAGATGTCCCAGGCGTAACAACAGCAACAGAATTTTGGAATGGAACAACTTGGACAGAAATTGCAGAGATGGCTCTGGCGAGATCAGGATTACAAGGAGGAGGAACAAGTGCATCTGCTATTGGAACGGGTGGTTATACACCAAGTCCACCTAATTATAGAGCTGTCACTGAAGAATGGACAGGATCCACAGAAAACAAAACAATTACGGTGAGTTAATATGGCAAATTATAGAGACATAAAAGGATTTACAATTCAATCACTAGATAGTGACCCGGTTCAAAATGTAGGGACATGGTCTAGTGGAAGTGCTTTACCTCAAGCGATGATCAATCAAGGTTCGTTCGGAGGTCGAGATACAACAACGACAGGAGGAGGATCAACAGCTACCGCTTATGTAGGGGATGCTTTTCAATATAATGGAATTGCGTGGAGTGAGATTGCTGAACTTACTACTTTAAGAAGTGAAAATGCTGGTTTTGGAACACAAGATTCTGGAGCAGTAGCGGGGGGTTATTCTAATGTCGCTCCTGCCGGAAACAGAAATTTTGTAGAACACTGGAACGGAACTTCATGGACGGAAGTTGCTGACATACCCTCTAATAGGGTGGGTGCTGCAACAGCAGGTACCTACACAGCAGGGTTATATTTTGGAGGAAACGTTCCACCAAGCACAGCCGATAGTGCAAGTTGGAATGGAGCTTCGTGGACAGCAACTCCATCTTTAAATACTGCTAGAAACCGAATGAATGGATGGGCATGTGGGACTCAAACCGCAGCTTTATGTTTATGCGGCATAGATCCAGGTCGACCGGGTGCAGAGATAGAATCTTATAATGGTTCTAGTTGGACAGAAATAACAGAATGTAATACGGGAAGAGAATTAGGTGGAGGAAATGGAATACAAACCTCTGCGATCATTGCAGCAGGCAGAACTCCCGCTGGTCCTTATGCGGCAATTGCAAAAACTGAACAATGGAATGGGAACGCATGGACTGAAGTTAATGATGTTTCAACTGCTAGAGCTTATATGCAGTCAACGGGAACAGCTGGGGGTAATCCTAATCAACAATCTTTAATATTTGGTGGAGCTACAACTAGCTCTACGGCTAATACTACAGCCACCGAAGAATGGTCTTATCCATCAGGTCCTTCTTACGTCATTGAAGGTCAAATGTGGTATAATTCAGATAGTGGAGCTTTAAAAGGTTTTGGAGCTTCCGTTCCTACCGGAGTATGGGCTTCCGGGGCAAGTTCACCTACTGGAAATAATGCGGGTACTTCATCAAAAAATGGAACTCAAAATGCTATGATGTATGCAGGGGGTACTTCTAAAGAGTGCGACCAGTATGATGGGACAACCTGGACGGAAGTAGCTGAATTTAATTCTTCTAGTGATGCCTATCGAGGAGGCGCTGGAACATCTACCGCAGCAATTTTAGGTGGAGGCGAACCTAGTACTACAGATGCAGAAACTTTTAATGGAACAAGTTGGACTGAAGTATCAGAGCTTAATTTGGCCAGATATCAATTAGGAGCATTCGGAGCTCAAACCGCTGCAATCGTAGTGGGAGGAAGAGCTGGTACCGATGCAGGAGATGGTGAAACTGAATCATTCAATGGTACTTCTTGGACTGAGGAAGATGATTTACAAAATCCTCGGAGAACTTATAACTGTGGCGTAGGGGTTCAAACCGCTGGACTTATGGCAGGTGGTGGAGAATCTAATAAATCTGACGTTGAAGAATATGATGGAACTTCATGGACGGAAGTTGCTGATATAAGCACAGCTCGAATGGCAGCCGCTATGTCGGGTAGTCAAGGTTCAGCAATAATCTTTGGCGGACCGAATGGTCCTCCTTATACGGGTATAACTGAAGCCTATAATGGTACTGCATGGACAGAAGTTGGTGATTTATCTACAGCCAGAGGTTATTCTGCAGGAGGAGGAAGTGCTGTGGCGGGATTATGTATGGCAGGTTCAGATAACTCGGGTGCAACGGCCGTTACTGAAGAATGGAATGCCTCTAACACTGTTTTAACGATAACAACTTCATAAAATTGATATAAACACAAGAGATTATCTCTTGTGTTTATATTCAGAAAGAGGTAAAAGGAGAACAGAATGAATAAAGAAAAACGTAATATAGCCACTAAATTAGAAACTGAATCAAAGTATTTAACTAATATCTTGGATAAAGATGATGTTAAAAATTTTAAAAAATTAATACCCGAACTACAAGATACATGGATGAAAAAACAGATGTTTAGAACCGAAACTGAAATGAGATTCTCTGTGTTATCGGATAATAAATATCCAACCAAAGCTGCAAAGTATTGGCAATCGGTAAGAGAACAGAATACACACTTTGAAAATTTAGTTCACCTATCCTTTGATGCTAGGAAAAATGAAGTTGAAATAAAAAAACTACAAAGAGATATTAAGAAAGAAAAAGATCCCTTAGAGCAAGAACTTAAACAAGTAGAATTAGAAGAAAAATTATATGGGAAAGCTCAAATGGAATTAGTCGCTAAACATAGAATGAGAGAAGTAGCCACTTGGTCTAAACTTAAAAAGGAATTTCATGATGGTTCTTTTGATGATAGAGATGTGGATACTCACCAAGCTCATTCTTATTTATTAAGATTACGAGAACAACAAAAAACGATTACCCCTGGTACTTCTCAACCTGAAGTCTTTAATGTCCTAGGACAATTAGAAGCTCTAGAAAAAAATATAGCAGAAAAAAAATTATCACTCGATAGCAAGCGTCCGAAGCAAATCAAAGGAAAGTAAACATGGATTTTGACTTTGTCTATTTTGGTCAAACCTGTCTGAAATATAAAACTCCGGTAGAAGTTTTTGCTGGTCTAACCGAGATTTACGAAAAAAGAAAAAAAGAATTACCCAAAGCTAATAAACAACTCGTCGGTAAAATTCAAGATGAAGTTTCTCTTCATTATTCAGGACCCAATACAGATAAAATGCATCAGCATAATTTTCTTCCGACTGATTTAATTAACTGGTTTTATTCTGTCTTTAAACATTATTTAGACTGGAATAGGATTATTACTTACAAGATGGATATCAATTCGATTTGGATTAATGAGATGAAAGCAGGAGAATATAACCCTGTTCACATTCATCAAGGAAAATTATGGACGGGTTTATCTTCCGTCATGATTATGAAACTTCCCTCTCATTATGGAGTAGAGATTTCATCTCCTGAGAAACCGATGAATGGAAGACTTCAAATTATGGGAGCAGCCTCAGGTCAATTTGCGAAAAGTGATTATTCTCCCGAAATGAAACTAGGAGATTTTTATGTCTTTCCTTATGACATGAGACATTGCGTCTATCCCTTTAATGGAACAAAAGAAAAAAGAAGAACTTTAGTTTGTAATGTGGACGTCGATTACAATCCGGTTACTTCAAGAACTGCGGGCGAGGTACAGAAATAATGGCTATACTTCATGAACCTAAATGGAAATCATACATAGTTACCACTAATGAACCTATGTTTACTCCCGAACAATGTCGTTTGGTGATTGAAAAAGGACGTTCTTTGAAACCTGAAAAAGCTCAAGTGGGTGGTGGAGTCCCCGGTGGTACAACGGATACAAAAAAACGAGTCACGACTATTAGTTGGATTCCCTTTAAAGAGATGCCCGAAATGTATAAACAAATTGAACATCAAATGTTACTTGTAAATGGTAATCATTTTGGTTTTGAAGGAATGCAACTGAGTGAACTTGCCCAATTTACTGAATACCCTAAAGGAGGTTTTTATGATTGGCATATGGATTCAGACACCCATTTTCAGTATCAACCTACCGTTAGAAAAATATCTATGACTCTTTTACTTTCGGATCCTTCAAAGTTTAAAGGAGGAGATTTAGAATTTATGGACAAAGGAAGAACTATTCCAGGTTTAAAGCAAGGTCAAGCTGTATTCTTTGCTTCCTTTTTAAGACATCGGGTTCAACCTGTTAAAAAAGGAGTTCGGCACTCTTTAGTGATGTGGTTTGGGGGACCTCCTTTAAAATGATTGAAATAAAAAGAGAACTCATGTGGCCGACGCCCATTTATTCAGCGAATTTTCCTGATTCTAAAACATTAAATAAAAATTTAGTAAAACAGATTAAAGCATGGGCTAAAAAGACTCCTACTGAAAAGAAAACCAATTCAGGCGGAGGATGGCATAGTCCCACTGATATGAATAGGAGAGAAGAATATAATCCTTTGACGGCACATCTTTTTAAGATGATAGCCGAAGTATTCAAAGACTATGGAATGGAACCTAACATAGGATTGGGAAATATGTGGGCTAATATTAATCCCCCTCGGGCGTATAATAAATATCATATTCATCCTAATACGGATTTTTCAGGAGTGTATTATGTACAGATTCCTAAAGATGCAATCAATTGCATTTGGTTAGAAGATCCAAGAGCCGGGGCGAATATTCAACTTCCGAGAAGAGTTAAACAATTACCCAGACCTTTATGGAGAATAACAAAAATTCCTCCGGTGGAAGGACAATGCCTGATGTTTCCGGCATGGGTTCCTCACGGGGTAGAAGAAAACACGAGCCAATTGAAAGGAGATAAAGGGTTAAGAATTTCAGTTTCTTTTAATTTTATTCAAACCCCTAATGATGAAAACCAAGCTCATTTACACAAAACTTCCTCTTGGGCAGATACATTACCTAAATAGACCCGAGTTTCATAAGGAGGAAATAGACTTTAAAAACAAGTTAACGGCTTCCATTAAGAAACATGGTTTAGTAGATCCCATCTATGCTGAATATGGTAATAATTATGGACCTAAGATTAAAGTGATTGTAGGAAATAACCGCATGACGGTGGCGGCGCAGCTAGGAATTAAAGAAGTTCCTATTATTGTCAATATTTATACTCCGGATACTTTTACATTGGAAGGAAGAGAATTAAAAACTGATGACGAAATCAGAGCTTTATTTAAATTAAAAGATCAATTACAGATTAGAAGAGATAAGGATGGAAGGATTGATCAGATTATGCCTCCATGGTATGAGAAAGTATCAGATGCCTACGTTTAAAAAACATAAATATCAACTGATTAAAGGAGCCGTGTCCAAAGAGGTGTGTGACATAGCTTATCGTTATTTACAAATCTCAGCTGAAGCCGATCATTGGTTATTAAAAACAGGTAATACTCATGAAAAAAATCCTTTAATAGGAGATTTTAAAGATCAACAGGTTCCTAATTCTTATGCAAAATATGCTGATCGATTCATGGAAACTCTGTTAATTAAAACAATTCCTGTTATGGAAAAGAAAACAGGATTACAATTAGTTCCTACCTATGCTTATTGCCGGTTATATAAAACTGGTAATATTTTACGTAGGCACAAAGATCGCCCCAGCTGTGAGATATCTACCACGTTAAATTTAGGAGGAGATCCATGGCCTATATTTATAGACCCCACAGGATCTAATAATGTCATAGATGAGTATAAAAATATTCATAAACCTAATGCTCCTAAAGGTATCCCCTATACCCTAGGCCCAGGCGATATGATTATTTATTCGGGGTGTGAACTGGAACATTGGAGAGAACCTTTCCAAGGTAAGTTCTGTGGCCAAGTATTTCTCCACTATAATCATGCTAATGGTCCTTTTGCCAAGACCAATTTATATGATAAAAGACCTATTCTCGGTATACCTAAGTTAGCAAACTAGGTTGATCTCTTCAAAAATATAGTATAATTTGTCCTAAACGGATTTTTCTATGCTACATAAAATCAGACTAGTACCGGGATTAGATAAACAATCCTCAGATACAGGAGCAGAAGGTAAATGGGTGAACGCAGATTACACTCGTTTCCGTTATGGTTTTCCTGAAAAAATAGGAGGATGGTCTCAACTTGTAAGTTCTAAACTCGTAGGCGCGGGCCGTGATCAACACACATGGGTTGATTTAGCGGGTAACCGATTCGCTGCGATAGGAACTAATAAATGCCTTTATATTTATTATGAAGGTGCAGTCTATGATATCACCCCTTTAGACAGCGGTCGTCAACAAACGAGCGTCACCTTTGATTTTAATTCTACAACCACAGTTACCCTTACAACGTCCACGGCCCACGGAGCAGACGCAGGAGACATTATTTTATTAAGTAGTGTTTCAGGAGTTACCGCTCTGGGCGCAGGATTTACTGATGCAGATTTTGAAGATAAACTCTTTGAAGTCACCGACACTCCCAGTGCTACAACCATGGAAATTACGATGGCTTCTGCGGCAACGGGAACCGCTTCAGGCGGATCTACTACCGTTGATTTTTATTATGTGATTGGACCGATCAGTCAGGGCTATGGTTATGGCTGGGGTACAAATACTTTTGGTGGTATTACCACACCTACCACTCAAACTACTTTAAATGGGGCTCTTCTTAATGACACGGCAGGAACCGGTGGAACAGGAACAGACATTGATTTAGTTTCAACTTCAGGTTTCAGTACTTCAGGAACGGTGTTAGTAGAAAGTGAGCTTATTACTTATACCGGAATTACAGGTAATACCTTAAATGGAATTACACGAGGAACGAACGGGACCTCCACAGCCGCTCATTCCAGTGGAACGATTACTTATGACGCCACGAACTATGTTGGTTGGGGAAGTGCGAGTACGAATTCCAACATTGTGATTGAACCCGGTCAATGGAGATTGATTAACTATGGTGAAGATTTAATTGCCTTGGTTCACAATAAAAAAATGTTTAAATGGGAGCCTTCTATTCCTAACTTAGATGTTAGAGCTACACCGATTAGTGGAACTGAAGTTCCTACAGCCTCGAGAGATCTTGTGTTATCTACACCTGATCGTCACTTAGTGGCTATTGGAACTGAAACGACTTTACAAACGGCTTCTAGTCAAGATGATATGTTTGTAAGATGGTCTAATCAAGAAAGTATAACTGAATGGACACCAACCGCTACGAATACAGCAGGGAGTCAAAGACTCACGGATGGATCTAAACTCATTGGAGGTATTGTAGGAAAAACAGCCGTCTATATTTGGTCGGACACAGCTATGTATACGATGAAATTTATTGGTCCACCTTTAACTTTTGGTTTCACTCAAGTAGGAACCAACTGTGGTATGTCCAGTCAACACTCAGCTGCCGAAGTAGATGGTATTGCGTATTGGATGGGCCCTACAGGATTTCATAGATTTAATGGTGGCCGAGTTGAATTGATGCCATGTCTAGTGGAAGACTATGTTTTTGAAGATATTAATACTTCAGCTAACCAACAGATTCATGTGGCTGTTAACGCTCTCTTCGGAGAAATCACTTGGTTTTATCCAAGTTCAGGATCTGATTATGTAGATCGTTCAGTTACTTATAATTATTTAAACTCAACTCCAGAGAATCAAATCTGGACTACTTCTTCTTTAGCTCGTTCTACATGGACGATTGAAGGAGTCTTTAGTAAACCTTATGCCACTGAATTTAAATCAGGAGTAGCTCCTACTTATCCAACGATTGTTGGAGTATCGAATGGAGCCAGTTATTATTGGGAACAAGAAAAAGGAACCGATGAAGTATTCTCTGATGGAACAACGAATGCTATTGCAGCTTATGTTGAATCAGGAGATTATGATATTAGCAGGCAAGAAGGCCTACAAGGACAAGGAGAATTTATGATGAGAGTATCTAGAATTATTCCAGACTTTGGATCCCAAACCGGTGACGCAAAAGTTTATTTAAATTCTAAAGCTTTCCCAAGTAGTTCGGCTGTCTCTACATCTTATGTAGTGACCACTTCTACGACTCAAGTTCATACTAGAAAACGAGCAAGACAGATCGCGCTCAAGGTAGGAAATATAGGAACTGGTGAACACTGGAGAATGGGTACTTTTAGATTAGATATTCATGCAGGAGGCAGAAGATAATGGCAAAGATAGCAGAAGTTATAGCGGATATTTTAGGACCTGAATTTAATAGAGACAATGTTCAAAACCTGGCTGATAATTTAAGTTCAGTAGTTCAAAAATTAAATACGACTTATCAGCAACAATTAACAGATGAATACGAAGCCTTTACTTTATTCACCAGTTAAGGTAAAATATAGGAAAAGAAGAAATGGCTAATACATATAAAAATTCTATCAACACCGTAGCAACGACGAACATTCAAACCGTTTATACGTGCCCAGCCGAAACAGTTGCTCTCGTTAAATCGGTTGCTGCTTATAATGCTCATGCATCATCAGCGGCGGATTGGACTTTAACTTTATATGATGCCAGTGCAACGGCTAACGTCGTTTATGCAAAAGCAGCTAGCACAGCAGCTGCAGGAAAAGTAGAATTTTTAGAAGGGGATTCCAGTACGGTCTTAGTATTAGAAGAAAGCGATGCGATTAAATTTACAACAACGGTAACAACTGCTAATGTATCTATTAGCGTTTTACAACAGGATAGAACATAATGTCATTTAAAGAAAAAGGAAAAATTATTGGTCATGTGAATATTGATGGAGTGATGGTTCCTAAATATAGAGGAGAAACCGAAGTGACTTTAACCAATACTAAAACAGGAAAGGAATATAATTCAGATAAAGAAGCTGAAGATGATATTGCTAACCCTGCAACTGATACAGTCAAGGAAGATATAAGGAGAGATGTTAAGGTTACCGTTCCTAAATTAGTGATGGGATCTGGTACTCTTAAAAATTAATGGAACCCAAAGGTGGAACAGAACTTCAGTTCGATGAACTTAAGAAACGACTCCCAGCACATTATTGGGAAAAAATTAATATTACTACTTCAATTCCTGAAAAAACTCCTCTTCAAAAAGGCCGACTCAATATTTTATGGATAAAAAATTCTTATGATCAGCCCAATGTTAAACCCTGGTTTGAAAAACCGGAGAACCATATTAAATATGATTGGTATATTTTTAATTCTCATTGGACTTTTGAAAAGTATAGGCTTTATTTTAACGTTCCTAC